GATGTATCTAAAGCGGAAGAAGCTCTTGAACTGGCTCGTCATGATATTATTGCTTTTGGTAAGCTGTTTCTTCCTGACGATTTTACTCGGTCTGAAACACCCCCCTTCCACTACGAAGTTGCAGATAGGATATCGGATCTCGAAAACAAGCAAGTCGCAATCATACTCCCACGGGGTCACGGAAAGACAGTACTTACAAAGTGTGACATATTACACAACTTTTGTTTCTCCGATAAGGAACCTTACTTTTATGGATGGGTATCAGCTACAGCGAAACTCGCAACGGGAAATATGGATTACGTTAAAACCCACCTCGAATACAATGATAAGATACGATACTTCTTTGGTGATCTTAAAGGAAAGAAGTGGACAGAAGAGGATATTGAATTAAGTAATGGCTGCAAACTTCTTTGTAAATCAAATATATCAGGTATAAGGGGTGGCGCAAAACTCCATAAGAGGTACGATCTCATTGTTCTTGATGACTTTGAAGATGAGAATAATACTATTACGCCTGAAGCTAGATCGAAAAATGCAAACCTTATCACTGCGGTCGTATATCCTGCTCTTGAGCCTCATACTGGTAGGCTTCGTATTAATGGTACACCTGTTCACTACGATAGTTTTATTAATAATCTTATTATGAGTTCTGAGAAAGCAAAACATGACAATGAAGAATTCTCTTGGGATGTAGTGATGCATAAGGCATTGGATAAAAAAGGTAACACCTTATGGCCTTCATGGTTCGGCAAGAAGAAGATGGAAGAGAAAAAGAAGTTCTATAGGGATTCTGGTCAACCAGCGAAATTTTACCAAGAGTATATGATGGAAGTCCAATCTGCTGAAGACTCTATCTTTAATATGAAACATATTAAGTACTGGAAGGGTCATTTTACTCACGATGAAGAATCAAATATTAGTTATGTAATTACTGAAGATGGCGATGCCCAGCCAGTAAATGTATTTGTTGGAGTTGACCCAGCTACAGATTCTATGCGTAGAGAGGCTGACTTCTCCGTTATAATAGTAATAGCAGTGGATATGGACAATACTATTTACGTTCTTGATTACATAAGGGAAAGGGGATTGCCTGTATTAGCTATACTAGGTGAAAGGAAGAAAGGTATCGTAGATCATATGTTTGACTATGCTCATACATATCATCCTCAACTATGTGTAATTGAAGATACAACTATGTCAAGACCTGTATTTCAGTCATTAATTAGTGAAATGCGTAGAAGAAATGACTTTTCAGTTAAGTTTAAAGAAGAAAAACCTGGAACAAGAATGAGTAAAAGGGATAGAATACAAGGAGTACTGGCACAAAGGCTAGTAATAGGATCAATTAAGATACGAGAATCCCATTTTGATTTACAACATGAAATCGTTACATTCGGGCCACGTATGGCGCATGATGATACAATAGATGCGCTTGCGTATGCGTGCAAATTTGCACACCCGCCACACGGTATTACTTCTACAAAGGATGGATTTGAACGTCATGTAAGTAAACCTAAAAGTTGGGTGGTGGCTTAATGGCCAAAAGACAAGATAAGCGTGCATTGCGAATAAGGGAGATGTTCGATGCTATTAATAGCTCGACTAGGCAGGAATGGCAGAAGGTCAACCAAAAGGGATATGATTTTTATCTCGACAATCAGTTAACTCAAACTGAAAAGACAACCCTTGAAGACCAAGGGATGCCTACATTTACAATTAATAGAATTATTCCTGTAGTGGAAATGCTGAACTTCTACGCCACTGCTTCTAATCCGAGGTGGCAAGCGGTTGGTGTAGAAGGCAGCGATTCAGATGTTGCGGCTGTATTCGCAGATATGTCTGATTACATATGGAATTTATCTAGCGGAAGTACTTTATTTGGTAACGCTGTAAATGACGCTATCACAAAGAGCGTTGGTTACTTAATGGTTACTGTTGATTCTAACATGGATAGGGGGATGGGTGAAGTCACTATCCAACAACCAGATCCATTTGATGTATATATAGACCCAAAATCAAGAGATCCATTATTTAGAGATGCTTCTCATGTTGTAGTAAGAAAATTAATGACCAAGACTCAGTTGATAAATATCAGTCCTGAGCATGAGGCAAAGATAAAGCGTTCTGCTAGTTCACATCTTACAGACTTTGATTATTCTGAATCTGAAATAAAAGGTGACGATTTTCAATTTCAAGATATAACAGAATCATTTGGTAAGAAAAAAATTCCAGATGATATGGTTGAATATTTTGAGGCTTATGAAAGGGAACGCAGACCATATTATAATGTATTTTATCAGATATTACCATCTCCTCAAGAAATGGAGAAAATTCAGCAAGAAGTTCAAACTAAACTTTCTGAAATGGCAAAAGAAATGGAAGTTGCACTTCAGGAGCTTGATGTTAAATTAACTGAAGGAGTTAATAGTGGAGAGGTAATACCTGAACGTAGAGAATTAGAACTTGAGAAACAACAAAAGTTAAATCAGGAACAACTGCAAGCTGCTGAACAGCAATTGATGGCTGAAGCGCAGAAGAAAGCTACAATTATTCAGAATAAAATTGTCAGTGAAAAAGAATATAAGATACTGATCGAAGAAAAGGAATTTGCAGATACCATTACTGATGCAGTGAAATTTTATAAAGAGGGGATCAAATTAACCTGCGTATCTGGAGATGTAACTCTTTATGAAACTCATTTACCTCTCACTCATTACCCAATAGTTCCTATTACCTATAAATGGACAGGAACACCATTTCCAATGAGCGCAGTTTCTCCGCTTGTTGGTAAACAAAGAGAATTAAATAAAGCCCATCAACTGATGGTTCATAATGCATCTCTTGGTTCATCTTTGAGATGGATGTACTATGAAGGAAGTATTGATACTGATTATTGGGAGAAGAACGCTACAGCTCCTGGGGCATTATTACCTGTTAATTCAGGATACGATAATCCTAAAGAAGTTTTACCAGCTCAATTATCTAGTGCTTTCTTTTCTATAGTGCAAGAAGGTAAGGGAGATATGGAATATCTTGCTGGCATTTATTCTTCTATGCAAGGAGATACAGGAAGTCAACATGATACATATCGTGGTATGCTTGCCCTTGATGAATATGGAACCAGAAGAGTAAAGCAGTGGTTGAAGAGTTCTATAGATCCAGCATTAAAACAATTGGGTGAAGTAATAAAAGATTATTCTCAAGCAGTATATAAAGCTAATAAGGTTTTCAGGATTGTTCAGCCTTCGGCAATACAAGAAGAAAGAACATTCGAGATTAATATACCGATATATAATGATTTGGGACAAGCGGTTGGTAAGTGGAAAGACTACTCTGCCGCAAGATTTGATGTAAGAATTGTTTCGGGAAGCACGCTTCCCTTAAATAGATGGGCCTACTTGGCTGAACTGAAAGAGTTAATGAAACTCGGTGTTGTAGATGACGTTGCAGTATTAGCAGAAACTGATATACGCAATAAAGAGAAGATTATACAACGTAAGAGTCTATATGCTCAATTAACTCAACAAATAAATCAGTTAGAAGAAGCAGTTAAAGACAAAGAAGGTACTGTCGAAACACTTGAAAGACAGCTTGTACAAGCTGGCATTAAAGACAAAGTTCGTACTGTAGAAGCAGAAATTCGTAAGGGAGCAACCCAAACTCAAAGTAGGATGGCCCTCTCAGCTTCTAAAATGGAGCAAGACGCAAAGTTAGCTAAAGAAAAGGCTGGTGTCGAACTCGGTGCGATTAAAAAGTCTATGAATGGAAAACAATAAGGGGAAATATGGCAAAAGAAGAACAACTGGCAAACCCAGAGACGGAAAGCGCAATTGTGCCTGAAAATGATGCACAAAAAGCGGTTTTTGGCTCCAGTGACGATTTCTTTTCTGCACTGGATAATGATGTTAATTCAATGATCATTGACCAAGACGAAGGAATAGAAGTCGCCACCCCTGATGAGCAGTCAGAAGCGGTAACTCAGACTCAGGAGTCTGACTCCACGATAGAAACGACTGATTGGGAGAAAAGGTACAAAGACTCATCTCGTGAGGCTCAGAAAATGAAGTCCAAACTTGATGAAGTAGAACCTTTTATCCCTATCCTGGATACTATGAAAGATGATTCAGGATTGGTAGGTGTTGTAAAAGACTACCTACAAAATGGTGGAAAAACAGAAAACGTGAAGGAAGCGTTAAATTTACCTGATGATTTTGAGTTTGATATGGATGATGCCGTAGCAAACCCTCAAAGTGATTCTGGAAAGATGTTTAATCATACTATCGGTAATATCGTTGACAGTAGAGTCAACCAACAGCTCCAAACTGAAAACCAAACCAGAGCCGCTGATGCAGACGCTGAAAGGCGTGCAGCTGAGGCTCAGCAATTCAAGAAGGATTCTGGAATGGCTGATGACGAGTTTAATGATATGATGGTGTGGGCGGATGATCACAGAATTAATCTTGAAGATATTTACTATCTAAAGAATAGAGGACAAGTTGCTTCGAATGTGGCTAAAGCTACTAAGGATGATATGCTTAATCAGATGAAGAATGTCAGGGAAATACCAAAAAGTACTAGTTCGGTCAATAGTGTATCACAAGAGACTACTGACCCAAACAGGCAGGTACTTGATGCACTGAAAGGATTAGATCAAGGAGTAGATTCCTTATTTAGTTTCGATTCAGAGTAGTAACAATTCCTTCCAAAATGGAAGGAGACAAAGATGGCTGATAGTCCTCTTTTTCTAAGTACCCACGAACAAGCTCCATCAACTGCTGGTTCTGCTCCTGGTTCAGGAGGAGCGGGGATAGGTGATCTTAGGCGACGATATAACTTCGGTGGTGCCGTAAGTGAACTTGCTATAGACCAAACCCCCTTTTTTCGATTTCTTAACAAAGTTTCGAGAAAACCAACGGATGATCCAGAGTTTAAATCGCTGGAAGAACGAAGCATGTGGCATAAGCGTTATTCTTATGTTTCAGGATATGTAACTTGGAATGGCTCTGCTGCCGTAAGCGGCTTGACATATGCAACAAACGCACCAGACATTGGTTCTGGTGCAATCGCAGCTAATGCTTATTTAGCTGTAGCAATGGTAGCAGATTACAAATCTGCTGGTAACGAACAGAATGTCTTAGGGCAAACTGGTGTAGCAGCTGGTTCAGCGGGTACAAAACCGATCTTCTTTTTACAAGATCAGTTAATTAAAATACCTATAACTAACGCTGGCGATGGTGACAATTATATTGTTGCTAGAATCCATGCCGCACCTGTAGACGCTTCAGAAGAAGTGAAGCTAGGTCTTAAGGTTGTACGTGGCGCACCAGCTCCAGCTTCTGGCAATTGGAGTTTCAAAAATGATAGTGGTTCTGCATTTATTTCAGCAGCCGCTAGCGTAACTGAAGCTATGAAATGCTATGTAGTTGGTTCTGCATTCGCTGAAGGTTCGAGTTTTCCAAGTACCTATAAAGATACACCTTATCTGGATAGATACGGATATACTCAGATCTTTAAGACGAGTATGCAGATGACTAATACTGCACGTGCAACTTCACTGAAAATCGTCCCAGACGAATGGGCGAGAGTATGGAAAAACAAACTCATTGAGCATAAATGGGACATCGAACAGGCTCTGCTATTTGGCAGTAAGCATATTGATGGAACTACCCGTTATACTCAGGGTATTGTTGATTACGTAACGTCTAATGGAAACTTATTCGAGATTGATCTAGCAACAAATGGTAGTGGTACTACCTCTGATGATTTCTTGGAGAATATGAGTTCCTGGATGGATCCTCGTTACAATAATGCTGGGGCTACGCTTTTCATGTGTAGTACTGCCGTATATAACTGGTTTCATAAATTAGCTGGTTATGTTAAAAGTAATGTTCAAACAGGTGGTCAATATCGCCTTGATTTTTCAATTACTGGCAAAAGCGTGAAGTTTGGTTTGGATATGACTAAGATTAGTACTCCTTACGGAGATATGAATCTTACTAGGAATATCCATCTAGACGGTGGTCAAAAAGCCGCTGGTATTGTTGCTGTAAACATGAAACACGTTAAATACCGACCTCTTGTTGGTAATGGCGTGAATCGTGATACTGCGATCTATGTTGGCGTTCAATCGTTAGAGAATACTGGTGTTGACAGAAGGATCGACCTCATTCAAACTGAGGCTGGTCTAGACGTTGTGATGCCTGAAGCTCATGCGGTCTGGAAAGACGTAACAGCGTAAGAGTGTTAATTGGGGGGTGGCTTTTATAGCGCCCCCCTAACATTAGGATGAATTATGGCATTTATATTTAAAGATCAAGTAGAAGCACTAGCTGGTGCTACAGCAGGAACTGAAGCGGAACAATGGTTCGATGACGGTATAAAAGATGTTATTGGCCGTTTAGCGGCTTTACAACCTGAGTTATTACATTTATTTTCTTCTGATCCATACAGTTCTAGTGGCGCCAGTATTGATATAAGAGGTTCACACAGAGTATTACAGGTAGTGAGATATTCACTTGATAGTACTGGATGGAGAGTAGCTACTGCGATTGAATCTGCGGATAGGTTTAATGCGGCAGACGCTACAAGTTTACGAAGGGCAACTGAAGAGTTTCCTGTATATTATGTTCGCAATGGTTCTATTACCGTTGTTCCAACTCCAACTGCTTCTGCTCAGGCCGCAGTAGACTTAGTAGTTTATGGCGCTGTTACAAATTGGTCTACTAATCCATCATCTATTGCAAATTTTCCTACAGAGTTTTATAGAATGCCAGTATTGTTTGCGGCATGTAAAGTTTTAGAAGAAAGAATGGTCGGGTATCAGGGCTTACCTCCAAATCTGTCACTGCCTAGTGTTCCTGTGTTGGCGTTACCGACCTTACCCGATGCACCAACACTAGTTAGCGTTCCAGTGGCACCTATAGTGAACCTCTCCCTCGTAAGTGAACTGACAGCAGTGGTTATGCCAGATGATGTCAGTTTACCTGTTTTCACTCCTGTACCCGACCCTGGAATTACAGACCTTAGTCTTACTTCTGTTAATGCTCCGCCATCTCCGCCTGATGCTCCAGCTTTTGTTATTGGCGATGCAGAATTACAGGCTGAATATCAATCTCAGACAATGAATTTAGAAGGAACTCCTCCAATATATGTACAGCCTACTATGACTGCTCCAGATTGGTCAGATGCTGATGAATGGGTTGCTGATGCCACTAAAGGTGAAGATCCTGAAATGGTTGGAGCTAGAATGGCAGTAATAAATGGTCAAATACAAGAATTTTCAGCTAATCTTCAGGCTTCGTTGAATTCATTTAACCAAGCCAATACAGAATATCAAGCTGAGAACCAACGTGATACTGCTGAGTTTCAATCAAATACTCAGGCTCTTATTCAAAAGATGTCCTTAAGTACCAATGTTGATCTACAGAATAAAGCACAAGAATTACAAAAACAGGTTCAGGAATACGCTAATAAAATGCAAAGGTATCAAGCTGAATTAAGTAAATACCAAGCTGATCTTAATGAAGCAGTCGTTCTTTGGACAAGCAATGAAATGCAGGTTAAATTTGCTAAATGGCAATTGGAGTTCCAACAAGAGTTGGGTGTGTACCAAGCTAAAGTAGGTTCTATACTTCAAGAATATCAAGCAGATATATCTAAGAAATCAAGTTTAGCTCAGTCTCAGGTAGCCGCATTTAGTGCTGAGTTACAAAAAGAATCAACAAAAATTAGTGCTGACGTGAACAAGTATCAGGCTGCAATTGGTGGCTATACTGCTGAAATACAGTCAGAACTCAATCTTTATTCAACAGAAACTCAATCATTACTAAGTGTCTATACTCAAGAAACTCAGTCTAAGCTAAATGCTTATGGGCAAGAGGTACAGGCTTTAGTACAAGATTTTACAACGCAGATGCAAAAGGCACAGGCTGAATATCAGTGGATGCAAGCTCAGTTACAGTATTGTATGGGTGAATATGAAAAATCATTTGCATCTTATCAACCTCAACAACAAGGAGAATAAAATATGGCAGATTCTGGCAAAATTAATTATGGTGTCAGTATGACTCCCATAACAACAATTGATAGTGTATTAAACCAGAGTGGTGCGCATGACGTAGTTAATACAGATATAGGTAAATCATTAGGTGGAAGCGCTGATGTAGTTTGTTCTGCTGGACATACTACAGTCGGATATTCTGGCGGTACAGTAGCTTATGACGAAGCTGAAGTCTCTGGTGGTAGTAATTCAACTCTAGGAAGTGCTGGATACGATTTTGTATTTATCAAACATACTGGTAAAAAATATGATTCTGGAGCTTTAGGAGATACATCTGCTGGCAATTTAGTTGTCACTCTTGGTTCACAAGTAGTATGTACAATACCACCGAATGGTGCTGTTACATTGCCTAATGTACCTGCGGCTAATATTATAGTTAAATCATCTAGTGGTACTGATAATATAGCAGTAGAGTATGCATTAATAACGTAGGAGCGTAAAATGACTGTAAAAGAAGTAATGGAAAGGGTGCCGACTACCAATTCGGGTTATGCTATGGCGTACATAAATGACGGGTTAAAGGAAATACAGACAATGATTGAAGATAACATGGTAGTCGGTACTTTAGATATGGTTCTTAATCAAAGATTTTATGGATTCCCTGACGACTTTGAAGTTTTAAAGGGAGTCCTTATATATGATACTGATGAAAGTACATATGTAGAAATACAAAGAGTACTCAATGTAAGTACTGATGATAAGGATAATGCATAATGCGTAAATACGGATATTATATATTTGGAAGAAATCTTGCAATAGTTGTTGAAGATAAGACTGTTAATAACAAGTTTATTAGTCCAGATACAGCAATCACTGCGGCTGCCGATGGTAGTCCAGGAATTAAGATCAGGTATTTGCGTTCTCCAGGAGTTATTGACAAAGATGATGTTGCTCAGACATCGGCTACAAAGGAAAGTGATACACTAAATGTTGAGTATCAACTTGCAATGGCAATCGTTGATTTTGTTAAGTCTAAGTTTGCTGAGAACGATAAAGATTATGAGAAGATGCAGTATCACATGAATGAATTCAAACGTAGAGTACAAAGATACCAGAACAAAAGAATTAGTAGCGGTAGGATGATGATTCCTCCTTCACCGTATGCAGTGAGGTGATATAATCGCTTATCACTGGAATACTAATACAGTAGAGGCAGAAAGCACTTGGACGGTTGAAGGTGTAGCTGCTAGTTCTACTGTTACTTCTGCTACAGTTGCTACTACAAGTACTTGGGTTGCTCAACCAATAGGAGTTTCATCAACTTGGAGTATAACTGATCCTGCGGTAACATTAGATAGATGGGCTATACTAGAAGCTATTCCTATTTATTTCAGTGATCTGAGAAAATGGAATGAATTAAGAATTATGTGGGGATTATAGATGTCTATAACATTAACAGGCCAGCGAATAATAGATACATATGCGCAGTTACTTCATCTTGATACTGGAGTTACTACTACATCTACAACTGTTAGAGATGGTGATGGTACTGAAAGTGCCTTAAAATTAAGCACTACAAGAGTGGGGGCTGGATCAGGCTCTCTTTTACTACAGGGCGGATCTGATGTTACTTCATCCGCTATAGAATTAAATTTACTTGATGGTGTAACATCTACTACTGCTGAATTAAATATTGTAGATGGGGACACGTCTGCTACATCTACTACTTTGGCGCATGCTGATAGGCTTGTTCTTAATGATGGGGGTACGATGAAACAGGTAGCACTGCCAGATTTTACAAGTTATTTCGAAACAAATTTAGTGTCTGGCGATGCAGACATAGGAGTTGGAACAATAGAGTTTAGTTCAGCTTCATTACCAGGAACTGCAACGGCTAGTGTTCTAAGATATGATGGTACAGATCTATACTTAGGATATTCTAGTTAATGACTAAGGTTGCAAAGAATCCAAAGAGTTTTCAAGTAAATTTACCAGATGAACCAAATGTTACATTTTCTATACATGATACAGAATTATTACTTAGAGTCTT